GCAGAGAAATCCCCCATAAACCTGTTAACCTCGGCATTTGTCCCCTGTGGTTGATCTAAGAGGTCTTTGTTATATTGTGTTAGTTGTTTATCAATATCGTCTTTTCTGTTTTGACGATCTGTTATTTCAGCTTGGATGTTGTCGGTCATTTGTTTACCAACCTCTTGCCAATTTATTTGCATTGGCTTTGCATCCCTAACGTACCCGTATCCTAGTGCCATATTAATTATTTAAGTCTGCCTGTTACGCTGTCGTATTGACTAGATAAAGAAGTAGAACCTACTTCTGGGTATGTGAAGTTCCCGTAGATACCCGGCACAACAGGTTTAAAAGGATCCTGAAATATAGTTTGGGTATCAATAATACTGCCTGAATTTCCTGTCAAATATCTAGACATTCCAGGCCCCTCTTGATCAATCAAGTTTCTTGAAACCATTTTATTATCAACCATAACAGAAGATGGGTCAGCTTTTCCATACAATGAAGGAAGCTGCATTGCCTGTGTACCTAGATTTACTAATCCGCCGACGGCTGCCATATTAGCGGCTTGCTCCGCTGCTCTTGCGTCAGCGGCAATCTGTTGTTGTCCTGCAACTTCACGTAAGTCTAAATTAGCCCTAGCATCACGGAGTCGAGACTCTTCTTTTAGCGCTGCAGTCTCAAAGTTCTGAAGGTCTTGGGCCATAGCTGTTCGAGCTTGTGCTTGAGCTGCTTGATTAAACACTGCCGCTCTACCAGCGCCAACTGCCGCACCTCTTTGCTCTCCCTCTCTAGCAGCTTGTACGATTTGAGAGGTACCAGATAGGCCAGCTTCTCTAGCTTGTTCGTACGCCTCTTTTTGGATTGATCTACCTTCCATATAATTAACTTCCAATTTAGCTTTGGCCGCGTCCATTGCTTCTTGAGCATCTATCTCAGCTTGCTTTTGTCTTTCTCTTTGCTTTGCAGCTTGTGAAAAACTCCCGACTGTTGATGCCACGTTTGATATTAATCCTACGCCTGTTGCTATTGTTGTAAATCCTGCCATACTATAATACTTTAATCATTTCTTGTGTGTAGTTGTCTGCTTTAATATATCCAAGCCTCTCGTATGTTCTAATCAAGCCCTTATGTTTTATAAGAGCATATGAATATTTTTTTCCTGAGTTCTTAGCTAGATTAGTTAAAGTGTCAACTAATAGGATTACAGCGTTATGCTTTTTCTTTTTGTTGTCGTAATTTTTATTTGATATAATCCAGTCCACCCAAGCTACTTTTGAATTTGTTACATATATAAATCCTGCACATACAGGAATTTCTTCGTCTAATACTAAAAACCCTCCTTCGCCGTCATCTGGTAGAAAGTCTTTGGCTGGAGGCTCCCATCCCCAGTCCTTCCACCAACCAACTAATACCTCTTCGTAGTCAGTAGAATTTAGTTTTCGTATATCAAACTCCATACATTAACAAAGATACTATTTTTTATGGATAGCTTTTCATGATCTCAGCTTGTACAGCAAAGAGCTCCGTTGGGGAAGGTCCCGTGTTTACGATTTGAAATCTACAGAAATGTCCGAGAAGACCATAAGACTCAGCCGTGTTATTCTTTACTCCTATTACGTAAGGGTTTCCAATCGTAGGGTCTTCGGCTCCATTAATAGTAGCATCAATAATAATATTATTTATGTTTTGGGTTAAATCTATATTTACCTGTGTCACTCTACCTGCGAATTGTGGGGTATTAGTAACTTCATTGTTGCAATACAAAAAGTCTCCAACGCTAAGTATAGATCCAATATTAATTGTTGGGCTTGATAAGAAATCAAATTGTCTAGCTGATGGTAAACCACTGAATGCGCTTGCACGACCTATGCCATTAATCGCTCTAGATGCAAAATTTGAAATTACGGTAGGGGCTTGTGTTGTGTTTTTAATATCTGCATACCATGAGCCTTCCTTTAACTCAAACCATTCGTTGCTTATGAATCCGCCACCTTGAATATCTGTTTTTAATGTCACCGTCCAAGGTTCATCTGATTGTAGGTTTATTGTTTTAAACAGTTTAGTTACGATGGGAAGTTCATTTATTACACTTGTAATTGTTGAGTTGTATTGTCTTCCGTAAAAGTTATTTCTTAGGTTGTTTGTGTTGTGTCTATATAAATTCCCACCCTTAAATGTGTAAAAGAAATTATTCATCCCAATCATGTAGTCAGGATTGTAAGAATAAAAAGATGGCCATCCCTTAGAGTTTTCGCTATAGGTCAAGGTATACTGAGGCCCCAATGGCAAAAGAGGAACAGGAACAGGGTTGGCGGGTATGGGAGTGGGAGAAGGTGTTGGTGTGGGTTCTGGTGTAGCTGTTGGAGTAGGTACAGGCGTAGCTGTTGGTGAAGGGGTGGGAACAAATGTAGCTGTTGGTAAAGGCGGGGACGTAGCAGCTTCTTCTCCCCTTATACATATCTGCCCACTTCCATAAGAATTATTGGTGGGATCATCAATCTCAAAAGTTAAGATGTCATAATTACCAGCGGGCAAAGTTCCTCCAGTGGTATAACTATACTCAGTGACGTCATTATTATATTGTGTGGCGGTTGCACCAAAAGGTCTTTCAGGATAAAATCTTATAGCCTCAATACCATTGGCGTCTAGCAAAACTCCTGCTACACTTATTTGACCTGTACTTTGTGAACTGTATTGACCCCCAGAATCCCACCTAGCATTTACATATGGTCTATTGGTTCCACTAAAAACTAAATCTGTAGGTATATTAATTGAGGTTCTATTTCCTACAACATAAGTCCCAACCGCCGATTCATATCTCTCCCCGGTTCTTTCTGGATTTTCTATTCTTTGCCCACAATATTGTACTACAGCCATGTTAGCAAAAATACGATTTTATTTGTTAAGTTAATTTTCATAAAGAACCCTCTATCTTTTCTGCCCAACCCTTATTTTTGGAATAGCCCCACAACAACCAATGGCTTGGAGTTTTTATATTTTCTTTAATTTCTATAGTAGGTTTATTTAAAATGTTTTGAAAATCAACATAATCTTTTCTATATATTTCCTTATGCTCGAAATCTTTAAGTATAAGAGCTGCAAAATCATAATCATTTTGTTTATATACTGATGCGTCAAAATTAATAATTTGCTTAAATCTAGGCATATAGATTTCGGTGGAGTTTCCGGGAGGCAATTTATTAGATTTACAAGATTCAGTTACAGATCTGTCCTTAAATCTTAATCCAGCATAAAGCTCATAATCTGAAATAGACCTAACTTCCCCTACATTATAACCTTCAAAACTTTTTTTATTGCACGGTGAACACACGGCTCCATCAACTCCAAGTAAATTCCTCGTGCGGTGGTGAGCTATATTATTTTTTTCCCCCCACGTCTTGTCGTCATCCCAATGTTTTGTTCTTCCGTTTCTAGTGTACTCATGCCATGCAATAATTTTATGGGGGTGAAACAAATCATACCCATGAGTGTAAGCTCTAACTGCTATAGTTATTTCTTCACCGTGAAAATATAACATTGGATCATGAGGAACTTCCTTGCAAAAATCTCCTACCGTAAAAGCAAAATGAGCTGAATAAAACCGAGCTTTTATTGGTTCAGTGTAATCATTACCCATGTGATAAGGTAAAAAAAACACTACACCTTCAGGAGTAAATTTATCAAAAGACATCCCCCATGGGGTTTGTTGCCTTTCTTCAGGGTCATTCTCTGGATTGTAAGAAGAAATATAACTTGTAAGCAAAGGTTTTTCATGGCCTTTTTTCTGTAAATCTTTGAGCATTTTTATACACTCCTTATCCCACCCTTTTATAAATCTGTGGTGTGAGTCTAACTGAAGGGTATATTTTTGACCGTCGTAGTGTTGCTGTATTTGATTTCTTGCCCAACACGCTCCGAGTGATTCATTGTGGGGTATGTCAATAATAATAAACCTTCCATCATCAGCATACTTTTCTAGTGTATCCCACTGATCTTCCTCGCTGTGCTGATGTGCAATGCATATAGTTAATGCATCTGGATTACTTGCATTAGCTAATAAATCATCAATTGTGGGTATTAGCTCTGGGTCGCGATAACTCGCGATTTGAATAAATATAGATTCCATTTGATTTCATTTAATTTAATTTAAAAAGGCCGGATGTCAAAATCTGTAAAGCTATTGGGCTGCTCTATTCCCGAATCAGGACTTTCAAAATTAGAACATTCATAACAACTTTGTAATTTATTAGACCCAGTTAGATTTACTACATCTGCGCCTCCTGTTCCTGTTTGTGCTGGTCCTATCGTATAACATTTGCCAGTAGAAGGCGCGTAAACTACATCGCCTGTTTGATAACCGAATGGACTAGCTTCCAAATAATCAGATGTATTCATGGTTATAAGTGATCCTATATTAGCGTTTATAGGGTCGTTACATCTCCTAAGGGTAAAATATGATTGGTTGTCAGGACAATTTATTGTACACCCACTAAAATTAGAATTTGATTCTAATCTGCCTTGATCATCAACACACTGTAATCCAGTTATATTAGGGAATGAATTAGGATCAGTAGTAGATCCCGTTATTCGATAAGTACCAGAAGCCCCACCCATCCTAGTAAAAAGATCATAATTTGTAGTTGTAGAAAATACAGAGACTACATTGGTTGTACATTTACGAATAATGTAATTGTTTACTGGAGGACCTGTAGGCACTGGAGGACATAATGTTTCACCCTCGAGTTCAGATGGGCTAATAATTAAATTAGAATTAACTGAAACTAAAGGAGGGTAATTTACATCATCTGTATAAGTATAATAACACCCGGTTTGTGCTTCTAAATACCTTTGATTATTAGTAAGTGCTGTTAGAGAGAACATGTACCTAATCTCTGTAATATTACAAGGCACACATGGCACTAATCTATAGTAATACCCGGCAACCGGCGCTGGCGTCGGCGCTGGCGTCGGCGGCGGCGGTGTTGGTAAAGGGGTTGGTGCAGAGGTTGGCCCTGGCGACGGAGTTGGAAATGGAGTCGGAGCAGGGGTCGGAACTGGTGTTGCTGTAATTGTCGGTGTAGGCGTAGCTGTTGGAGCAGGTGTAGTAGCACAATCACACGTCTCAGCTACTTGTAATTTACCGCTTAGTTGCTCTCTTACAATTATATCATCAGAATAATAACCATCAGGTGCAATTTGCGTTAATCCTTGATCTGTATATACAGTTGATGCGTTCGTAAACGTTGCGGTATCAAAAAAATATGTTCCTACTGCCATAATTAATTTATTTTATACTGGGCATCCGGCTGTTACTCGCCAAGCTGTGCCCGACAAAGGTGCAAAAACTTTTAATATTGCTGTTGTTGTTGATGTTGTTTTATTAAATGTTGCGACAACAAAACCAGGTGATGTGATGGTTTCTGGTGGAAGACCTTTATCAGCCAAAGCTGTATTTAGTTGGCCTTGAAGACTTGTAAGTCCTCGATATCCTGTGTTTATAACCTCTACACCGTCAAACTCAACAATAAACTTATCTGGGACATCATATGCTTCACATGTCACTTCAACCACGCCTGTGGTCGCCCCTAACTCAATGACCTGTACATCTGGGAATGCTGGACCTCCACTGTAACCTGTTGCAGTATTACATGGAATAACTGGACCTACAGGCAATGAATCACAGCACGCATTTCTAGCTGAGGATGTATTGAAATTTAATAATGCTTGTGTGGGGTTTCTATAATCCCAAATTAAATACAAGTTACTACCCGTGTTATTAGGCATAGTAAATTGTGCATAATTTTCATCACCACTTGTTACAATTGGTGAAGCTAAATTAGAGTCATTAATTAGGCCTAGTATTTCAATTGAGTTATTTGAATAAGATGTATCTGTTCTTAAATATCTAAATTGATTTGTAGAATTATCAAAAACATAGTCATCTGTCGCTAACTTATTACTTATTATATTTACTGTAGCGCCTTCACTAGGTACAACTCCAGAACCAATTGCTCCCGAAACCTTGCTATATTGAGATACAATAGGGTCAGAAGAAGTATCTGAAGAAAATGTTATTTGATTTGAATGTAGTGGAGAAGAGAAGGTTCCGTCAATCCATGAATATTGATTATGAATAAACTGCCCAGCTTCATTACTACTTGTTATAGCTATATTATATACATTCAAAATATTTTGTATTGGACATGATGTTGTGATTTGAATTGTATCGGGAGTCACCGAGGTAGTCGTAACAATTATTGTAACTTCCGTTGCATCAACGTTATTTTTAGGAATATCTATAAAACCACTAACATACACCACACCCGTAGTATACGTTACATTATTGTATATAGCCTCAATTACATATCCAACACCTGAACTAGTGCGTTGTGTAACCATATTTAATCCTTGTTCTGTTATGACATCTTGTAAGCCATTTCCAACACTTGGAGTATTAGGTTCTGTTATTATACCGCTTTCTTCTGCATTAGGTATTACATAATCAACACGAACTGTTCCTACCTCTTGAGTGACATTTACACAGTAGATAGTTTCTTCTCCTGGACTTACCAATACATTTTCTGTAACTCCACATAATAAACAGTTTTCAAAGGCTGGTATTGACTGTCCGTTTGTAGCCAATACATACTCATTCATGTAAGGATCATAACCGCCAAGCTTTTGATTACCTATGGTATCTACAAAAAAGTCTCTAAACCAACTACGCATCCCCGCTTCAGAAATAACTGAAAGAGATTCTGTACCTGATTCTCCTCCTCGAAGTCTCAGTACTGCCCCTCTTTTTGAATCTGTAAAAAATTTATCTGATCCAAAAACAGCAAAACTTTCAGGGTTATTGCTAATACCAAACTCTTCATCTCTAGCAATCTGCTGACCTAAAACTGTCGGCACGGAAGTTAAAGCTCCGCCTCCTCCAGCATCCGTAAGTAGGTCTTTACCTTGGAGTACATATGATATTTTGTCTTCTTGTAAGGTAAGTATATCAGTTCTTCTAGCATGTAACCTTTCTATAGGTCCATACAACTCCTCTAAAGGCTTAAAGTTTAACAGACCAAGGTTAAATTCGTTAAGTTTATTTACATTGGATTCATCATTAAATACACCACTGTAAGTTAAATCTGCAAACCTATGAGCTTTTTTGTATACTTGAGATGAGGTTGTGCTGACACGATTTCCAAAATTAATTTCCTTACCTGTTATAGAGTCTCTAATCTTATAACTTTCAACCCCATTACCAAAAGAAATACAATTACTAAAACCAGTGTCTACTATTGCATCTTGAGGTGTAATCGGCTGAACAGAATTTTGAAAGTTTATAACTTGGTTTTGCACATCTCCCGAATGTTGCCCTTGGTTGTCAATGGCAAATGACTTGTCATTTTCGTACCATACGTCAGGTAATGCGTCTTGAGGTAGAGTTTCAAAAACAATACTTGTTTCACGTCGAACCACTTCTATTTGCAGTGCAACTACTGCAGTACTAGGACTAGAACCTACTGTTCCTGTAGCCATTAAAAAGGTTTCACCTGTATCGGTGTTTTTTGCAAATCTCCAGTAATTTATGTTTTCAGCACTACTTATTTGTGTATTAGTAGTTCCTGTTAGAAAGTTTACAGGATCGGCTGCTGGGGAAGGCTCATATAAAGTATTAACATAAATATTAGTATTTTCTGGATCATTACACTCGTTTGGCGGCCAACCATTACACGAAACGCCAACAGAATTAATTCTATCTATCACATTCTCTCCTTCAAAAAATGCTTTAAAATTAGAATATAAAGCCGTCGCTACTATTTCATCTTCATATTTATAATCTATTCTTGGATTTTGCTCTGAGCTTCCAGCCCTAAAATTAGTATAATTAAACCTAATAGTACTTCCTTCTGGAATGGTATAGTCAACATTAGCAATTGGAGATCCGGTGGTTACAGGGTTTTTTACAGTTACGGGAAAATTTGCGCATGGATAACCATTACTATTTCCACTGATCGCAACTATTGAAGGATATGAGATAAAGTTACCTCCAACTTCCTCACTGTTTTGAATTGAAAAATTGTTTGGATTTAACTTCATGTATGTTCCAGATGGAACTGCTACTTTATTTCCCGTAGGATCTAAAGGATTATCTATCTCAAGAAACTGAGATGCTTTATTTTCCTTCTCTAAAACAGTGGTAAATGTACATGTGTTTGTTGGTCCAACTGTATCGACTTTAACTATAAGTCTATCGCCCGCTTGAACTTTATTTGCATTTTCTCCTTCTAATAAAAAATATGCTGCGAAGGTATCGGGATCCTCAAAATATACATTTGTATATATAGTTTCATAAGTTGTTTTATCTGGCTTAATAACAAACTTATACCTTGTCGCCCAAAAAGGCGCTATTTGAGGGGGAGTTGTTAACCCTCCTGGTATTGTAACTTGAATAGTATTTTTTGTTACAGAATCTGCACATGATGCATGAACAGTATTATCAGGACTTACAAGGGCGGTTGATGATCGATTAAAATCGTCCATGTAAACAATGCCGATCTCATATCCTCTATTGCTATGTAAAGAAAAATTATTAGAGGAGCTTGAGTAAGATACTGAAGAAGATAAGATAGTATAGTACTCATAGAAAGTTTGTGTAGGGGTATTTATATTATCCACAAACTGCATTGCTAAAATCTGAATACCTAAAAAGTTATTATTCGTAGAAGCAAATATTTGAAAGGGTTGATCAGCCGCTGATATTCCACTTTCTTTTTTGAAATACGCATCTAATTGATTTGGTATTGCACAATTAAATATATCAGTAAAGGTCGTGCCATTACATGAATTAGCCACTGTTTGAATATTAGTAGAAGATCCTATTTTTGAAACAAAATCAGTACTTTGTGATAATTCGTAAACGGATGAAAATGCTTGTGGCAGGACATATGTAAAACTTAAGTTTCGAGATGTAGTTGTTTCAGCAGGAAAAGGTGTTTGACCTTGAAAAGAAGAATGTTCTATTTGTATACTCCAAGTAATGGAAGAGCCAGCTACTAAAAGCGTAGGGTCTATCTCCAACAAAACTTCTGAGTCTGGAACAACTAAGTAGCCGCCAAAATCAAATCCCCCATTAACTAGAGATGAAGATATCTCTTCAACATCAATAGAACTTGACTTTAGAGTGGTTTCATAGTTTAATCGAATAGGGTTGCTAAATCGGTCAATTAAATTATATCCTTCTACATAATTACCATAGACTAATCTATTGCCCATCAGTGTCTGGGCCTTTGCTAATAATGGAACGTTATCATAAATCCTTAATATTTCATACTCTGGTAGTACAGTAAATATTTTTTGATTATCAAACGTATACGTTGTTAATTCATTATTACCTATCCCTAAGTTTAATTTATTTAAATTTTCTATAACTTTTATTGTAGGGTCATTAAACTCTTTAAATAACAACTCTATTCCTTTTACAAGAGAGCCTCCAGAATTAAAAGTAATTGTGACAGCATTAGATGCATTAATCATTCCTTCATTAAGATAACTGTCAACGCTAAACTTAAAAGGTTTTGCTGTAAATGCAGCATTACTAAACTGAGAGGTTGCTGAGTATTCACCGTTTTCGTATTGGTATCTATAAGCAAAGCATACAAACCTATCTTCTAAAAAATTATTTTCACTAACTGCTTTAAACGGAACAATAACAGGTGCTGCTACCGGTGGTTTTTTAATAACCAGTAAAGATTCTGCAGAAAATTGATCTATATAAGCAGCCATAATCTATGTGAGTGTATATGTTACGTTTTCCGTTAATGTTATTCCATTTATTGTTACTGCACCTGTCGATTCAGGCTGTTGGGTATCGCCGTTACCATCTGTATAAGAAGTAGATACAGAATAATTAGCTGTATAAGTTCCTGAATTCCCGTCATCACCACTAATGGTGCCTGATATTGAAGAGGTTCCAGGGTTTGTCAGAGTGCTTGCATTGATTAACCCTATAGTGGTGATACCTGTACTTTTATTAGTTGAAAACTGTGTAAACGCTAAACCATTTGCTGTATTATTTCCTTGTACTGCAAATCCTTTTGTAACACTATCGGCCCCTGCAGTATAGCAATCAACTCCTGGTAATGGGATTTGTGTAGTGGTGGGGGTTATGCCTAGGCCAAAACCTGGCGTACTTGTTGGGCATCCAGATAGAGTACCTTGATGAAAACCTATAAATTCATTTGGTGCAACTAATATTTTTTGCGCTTTAAATTTAAACAATGCCGTAGAGTTTGTTGGTGGCGTTCCATTCAATAAAGGTTCTGGGTAGCTATTGTTGACGTTTATAAATCTAGGGGGATTGAAATTATCAGTAAAATACAAAAAGTTTCCCACTCTGCTTACAGCCGTCATTAAATTTGTAGGGCTAAAGTTTAATGTTGTTAATACACCACTTCCATCATCGGTACTTACCACGTGATAATTTACATTTGTTGTAGTGGTATTGAATGAGCAAATCATATCACATTTACCCGTATCTGAAAGAGTAAATTCTGGATCATGGACAAACCAATAAATAGTTTCATTAGCACTATCTTCAAATGCTCCTATGCAACGAGCTTTTGTACTTAATGATTGTATATCTAAAAAAAATAAATTGGTAAGTAAGGTGTTCCCTTTGGCGTTTTCTACAGAACCAATTTCTGATGCTTCAGTCGATCCCAATCTTACATTGAGAGCATCTTCATATTCGCCATTTGGTATAAGCCTTTCATCAAGGCTTTTATTCATTCGGCCAGCAATAAAATTTCGTTGTGTCCGTGCCATCTTATTTTATCCACTTATTTTCACCCCTCATATTCATCAATAACCTACCGGGGTGAATATTACTCAAGCGTATTTTTGCATTACGAAGTAGTGCGGTTTTATCTTTTCGTGCTCTATTAACAATATATTCTTGCACTCCAAACTTACCGTTTAATAAAGAATATTTAATATACGCGTAGATATAATCTTCAAATAATTTATTTACAGTAATTAAAGAATCATCTCCTCCCTCCATTCCATCAGATATGTATTCCAATATACACTGCTCATTCGCCATTGTAGAGTTAAAGTTAATGACCCCTGCCTTCTTATCTATAGTAAAGGTAGGGTTCATGTTTGCTGTCTCGGTATTAAGGCCGTAGCGAGCTCCTATATGCGTATCATAAAAATCTTCATTGTAAGGTGGATTATTATCTTGATCAAGATTTGCTTGGTTTAGGTATATACTATTTAATGAACCATCAGTTCTAGCCGTATCTAAGCTTGATGCTTGAGTGTTAACATTATCATCCGCATCGTAAGTAAAAGTAGATGTAGCGCTTTGAACGTATGATAGTGCAGATTGAACTTGAATGTTTTCAAGCAAAGGTCTTATGGTGTTATTTTTAAATAAAGATATACGAACCCAGTTAACGTAATCCGAAGGCAAAACAAATCTCAAATCTGAATACACTGTAAGTTGTAATGATTTTATTTCTTTAAATGCATCATAGTTTAATTCTTGTATGCCTCTTTTAGCGTGAAATAATATTTTAAATCGATTAACATTATTTATTAACGAATGATTTCCGCTATACATCAATAAAAAATTGTTTACAATATCCGTCAAACTTACATACTGATATGACCCCCAATTTAAATCTGTTGGTGCAACTCCATCATTAGTATAATATTTTTTCTGATCTACGTATGCCATAATTATTGTTCTTGGTTTTGTGTTTGTTCCTCTACTTGACCAAATTTGAATACATCTGCCTCTCTTATTGATATTCCAGCGTATTGTAATATTTTAGAAACTAAATCATTTCCATCGTCTAAAGGAAGTTCGAAGTCTTGGAAATCAGATTGACTTTGATCAAATAATGGTTCCCCGTTTGATATAGTTTGATAAGTCCATTTAGGGTCTTTAGGGTATCTTATGTATTGTGCGGCGACATCATTCGCTCCATTGAATGTTGATGGGTATATGGTAATAGACCCCGCTTCTTGCGTGTATGCTGGGAACATAACAGAAGGTGCAGTTAAGTTCGAAGCATTAAGTGAAGTTATTTTATTATTAGAAACTAGCTCCGAAATACCCTTAAAAATACCGCCACTAGAACATCTAACTTCATTTATTAGATAATAATCAGATCCGGTTGTAGCTGCAGATGGTAAGAAGTATACATTAGCAGCATTCTGCGTTAAGGTACTGGTTACTGAAAAAGTATCAATAACCTCTTCATATCCCTTTTTTATATCTGCATATCCTGTACCAGAAAGTCTTGCGTTTTCTTCGTTTATCTGTTGGTTATATTGAAAAAAATATTCGTCGAATAAATCTAATTGCGCTTGTTTAGCAAATAAATTAAAATCATTAGGTGATAAATAACCGTAATTGTTTTTGTTGATTATTGCTAAAACTGTATTTCTTACAGAATTTATCATTAGTAGTCTTTTTACAAAGATAAGTAAAAAAAAAAGAGGTCAGTTTTACCTGACCTCTCTCTAGTACCTAATAAAAAGGTAGTATTAAATAGTCGCTACTGCTACGCTTGTAAATACCAAAAGCCCGCCTGAGGTACTTACAGGAACTACTGCGTTAGTCCAACTTGTTTCAGCTGCGTTAACTAATGCGGCGTTTACATTTGCTGCAAAACCTGAAGTTAAACCTGTACCAGTAACAGTAAATTTGTGGCTACCGCCTTTTAAAAAGATTGTTCCAGCAGTTGAACTTGTAGTTTCTGCATAAAGAATATCATCTGTTGCAAGGTGGACATTTCCGTTACTTGCAGTATCGAATGTAATATATTTTGCCATGTTAAAAAATTTATGGGTTAAACAAAAAACAAATATACAAAAAATAAAAACGCTAGAATTATACGTTTTTTGCTAGATTAGATAGATGCTTTAACGCTTCCAATCCCTCATCTGATTGAAAATGAGATGCAATGATATAGTAGGGATCTTCCTTATAAGGAACGTTTAGCATTTTCTTTTTATTGGATGGAGTATTAAACCAAACCTCTTTATTGCTATTTCTAAATTGAAGTAACTTTTTGTCAAAGAATAACTGTATTTTAGAATTTAGTTTTAACGCTGGATCTTTTAATAAAAGTAAAAAATCTTGTGGTTGATTTTTAGCAAAGACTAATATATCTCGTCTTAGCTCCGCTGTTGTTACTGTTGTTATATCTATTTGAAATATAACCCTAGCTATGTTTTCCACTTGATCAACACTAAGTTGTCTAGCTTCTATAAGTGCATCAACTTCAGCATTTAACTCTTCTACAATTTGTGCAGCATCTTTAGCTTTGTCCACTTCTACATATACACGCCCTTTACCAGGGTGGTATTCTAAAAACTTCTGAAGTACTTGATTATTTTTAGGAACTGTTAAAAAACCATTTTCAAAAACAATAGGCTCTAAAATAGCATTGTTATCTTGTTCGTCTTGAAAAGGTGAGTTCTGATTTCTAGCATACCTTAATGCTTTGTTGGATCCTGTTTCTTCATCAAACCACAACAGAGGAAATCTCTGTGTATGTCTTGACGCTAAGATTAAGGATAAAGGTGCTGTTTCTCTTGTAAGCTTGTAGATTTTATCTACATATTTTGTACTGGTATTCATTTGATTAGATTTAAAGTTTATAATAAAAATAATGGGGGCTGTTACACCCCCATTAAAGTAGTGTACTATTCTTGGAAGATAAAGAAGTTGTTAGCACCTAAAGTACAAACAGCTCTCTCAGACAAGAAGTTTACTTGCATGTTATCAACATCACTTGTTCTTGCACCACCAGCTGAACCAGTAATCCAAGTTTTGTAACGTCTGTCTTCAGTTTCTGAAGCTCTATATCTAACATGTAGGAAAGGTCTCTTAGCGTTTTTACCAAGGATTTGGTCATAAACACTAGTTGATCCAGCGGGTACAAGTAGTCCGTTTACACGTCCTGATCCTGCTCCTGTTGGAAGTCCACCTCTCATAGTTGGGTCATTTAAGTATTTCCAGTCAGTCTTGTAGAAGTCATAACCTCTTCTGAAACCTGAGAATCCTAAATTTAACGCCATTTCTTCGTCATTGTCAAAAAGACCATATGAAGTACCACCTGCTCCGTAAGAGTTTTGGGCAGCTAACATATCATCAATGTCAAAGGCAAATTGTCTGTCAACAAATAATACGTTTTCTTCAATTGCTCCTTGCTTGTCTAGACGACTAATTACATTATCAAAGTCAGCTAACACTGTTGGGTTTCCACCGTCCCAGATATTACCTCTTTGTTGTACAGCATAGAAAATACCATCAGATCCAGCTCCAGGATCAGCAGCACCACCTGCACTACCAAGAATGGCAGCAGCACCTGAGTTTGTCTCAGCGGGTACAGCTTCAATCATTGCTGTTTCTAGATAATCGTCAAATCTAAGTCTTGTTTCATGCTCAGATTTTAGATACCATAGGTATCCTGTTCCACCGTCTTCAGTAGTAATCTCAATCCATCCGATTTGAGCCATATCAGATCCAGATACATTGTAAGTATCTTTGATGATAATAGGCTTATTGTCAAAGATGAAATCATTTGATTCAAGAGATCCAGCCATTCCAGCAGTACCTTTTTTAAATTCAGATCCATAGATGAATACAGTAACGTCGGCATTACCAACACCTGTACCAGCAGTTACTAAACCTCCAGCTTCGTAGAAGTCAGCAGTAAACTGTCCTCTTCCACCACCAGCATTATTAACCGCACTTACTACAGCTTTGTTTGAACCTGAGCCATCGTTTTGTACAACAACTACTGTCTGTCCAACTCTAATAACTTGCTCTGCAGCTGTAGGATCTAGTACATCATTAACTTGAAATACAACTTGGTCTGCCGCACCAGCTCCTGCTGATCCAACATTAGTGTATTTAGTATGTAGTCTACCTTGCTCTGCCCATTTGATTAAGTCAGAGTTAGTAGGCATCTCAGCACCCACCATACGTAGGAAAGATGAGATAGTTCTGTTACCGTAACGCTCGAATTCTTTTTCGTAAGTGTCAGGTAAATATTGATTTAACCAATCGAAATCTGCATTGGTTAGATAATTTTGCGCTGTCGGAGTTCTTTCTGAACTTGGCGTTAGCGCAAAAGTAGGAGTACTTTTGACTTGTCCTGCCATGATAATAAATTTTTAATTAATATTAAGTTCTTTTTACACTTTTAATTCTCAGACCATTGCTTGAAGGCGATGATACTGATTTAACTTGAAACCCAGATTTAGCAACTGCTTCAGGAGTTGAGCGTTCAGACATGTCAATGTTTTTTGTCTTACGCATCACATTTTCTGTTGCACTTGATTTACCTTGCTCATAAAAAAACTGAGCAAACTTTTCGGGATTCATTGCAATAGCTAAAGATCGATGGTATCCTTCTGCATCTTGTAAAAGACCTTGATCGTCAACAAATTTATTTACAAAATTCATTGGTGTTTCTTGAGCTTTTTTTAATTCAGAAGCATTACCAGGTGTAAAGAATAATTCGCTTTGATCTAAATTGAACTTAAAACCTTTAAATTCATTGTTGAATATTTCGTCGCTTTTTTTGACAAACCATTCGCTTTTGCGTTTAGCCTCTTCCTGTTGACTTTGAGCCGTATTAACATACTGCTTATAAGCATTATATTCTTCAGTATCAGTGAACGGTTTTTCCCTTGACTCAAGGGGCAACTTGTATTGTTCTTGCTGTTCCTTAAAAAACTTTTTTGCTTTAGCAGTAATTTTTTTCTTTGATAATTTAATTTTTTTAATTGCTGAATCATCATCTATTTCCTCATCGTATTTATAATCTTCCATTAAGGAATCTATGTCTTCAGGATCTAAACCTTCCTCAGTAATTGTCAAATATTCTCTTACCAAAGTATCAGGATTAACATCTGAATAATCTCTCTGTAACTTTACAAAGTCTTCGATGCTTCTTCCTGTTTCTTTTTTATACTTAAAGTAAGCCGCAACATCTTCAGGCATTTCTGGCGCCTCTTCTCTTGCGGTAACCAATTCATCAATAGAATTGATTTCCTTACCGTATCTATTTCCAATATATGAAAGAACTTCTTCTTCGGATAATTCTTTAGAAGCAATCTGTTCTTCAGCTAAATCCTCTTGGGGTTCACTTGCTGTATTTTCTACTTCATCCTGCTTTTCTTCTAATACTTCAGCCGCAGGTTCGTCTTTTGATTCTACCTTAGTTTCATCATCAAACTTCAATTCTTGTTGAGCTTCATGCTTGTCTAACAATTCTTGCTCTACTTCTTGTACTGACTTTTCTTCAACGTCAGTTAATTCTCTTACTTTAATTTCCATTAGATTTAGATTTGATTTTATTAATTACAAAGTTATATAATATTTATATACACTTTTAACACTATCTAGGCTCAAACTCAGCTAAGTCAAAACCATCCAAACTGTCTTCATTTGATTCAAAATTTAAAGGTGGAAGGTTGTTTTTTCTTTGATTTATTAACTTTGACTGTTCGGTGTTTTGCTGACTAATCCTTTTGCTTTTTCCATCTTCTCTAGATTGCTCGCGATTAGATAAAGCCATGCCATCCATATTGCGCAGCTGCAGGTTATACTTAAACTCTTGCTCCATTAATTGACTTTTAAGCTGGGCTTCAACTTTATTACGCTCAATCTCAAGCTGCATCTCTCCTTGCTTATACTTCAATTTACCTTGTGTTTCAAGGTCTATTTTTTGCATGGCAACTTGTGCGGCTAACTCTTGAGATTTAAGTTGCTGCTGAGAAATCATAGCTTGTTTTTGCATTTCTCTTTGTTCGTCCCGCTCCTGTTTTGATTTACGTTTAACTTTAAGTAGTTGATTTGCTAGCTTAAGATTTTTAATTTCCCTTATATCTATAGCATCTTCTAAGTTAATGTCACCTTTTGATAAAGCCATTTGAATGTTTTGCTCAAGCATAGCTTTTTGTTCTTCATCCGGAGATAACTCTATAAATACGCCAAAGTCATAAATATATAAATCAGATATCTCTCCCAAAATACTAACATTGTATTTTCCTATTTTATTTACAAAGTCTTCTTTGAAATCTGCGTATTCTAAAATATCAGCCACCCTATACGTTAAGGCTTCCGCCAAAGTACGATATATGTAAAGACTTCCGTCTAATATATGACGGGTAGCTGTATTTGAGCTAAGGGCTGCTAATTTTTGAACTCCCACTAGTGCGTCTGAGTTAGGTGTTGAACCATCTCTAGCCTCATTTAGTCCTGTCACGGATCTTATCATGTCTAGATAATGGTTGTAATTAGCTATCAACATTTGTGTCTTAGAGGCGCCTGAATTACTAGTGAGCTGCTGTATAGGAACTTTCCCCTGATTGTAATCTCCTTCTTGAGTATAACTTCTTCCAATTACACTACCAGTTTGAAAATACAATCTTAAAGCATCTTCTGGATTATATGCTGCACCCGTGCCAAGATCTACTTCGTTTAAACCGTCAGCATCAATATACACTCCATCAGGAACAACTCTAGCTATAACTTGTTGTAATTTTAAATGAGTCATCTGGATTAGGTCAGCAAATGGAATCATTCTTCTTACTAGTGATTCAATAACACCTTTATACATACGAGGAGCTGCAGCCACATAATTTGGCATTGCATGCTGAGATGAGGACTTAGGTCGCACCATATTCTTGGCTAACTCCCACTTTAATATAATATTAGTCCCCATGACCATAACGCCATCATACCAAACATCAATTGTTTTTTCTATCTTTTCAAACTTTCCCTCCTCAAGCATTTCTTCAGGGGGATTAAAGGTATCATCCTTTTCGATCATACGGGTAGCACCGCTTTCATTTATCTTTTTCTTGTAGACCATTTTTTTGGTGGTCTTATAGTTAAAGTAAAGAAGGGTACAAGTATCTCTATAGAATATATCATTTTCGTAATACTGTGCGGTATTGAAATAGTCATACCAGCTTTGGCTATATTGCGATATTTGTTCTAAATCTTCAGTTGTTAGGCTAGTATCAATTTTATTTAATTCCGTTATGGATACTGTTTTAATTTCTCCCCAATAAAAACAATCTTTAAAAAAGGGATCTTCGGTATAACTATAAACAACGTTAGCGGGATCTACATAAGAAACTTTCACGCCAGCGCCCGGTAAAAATTCATGCTTGGCAATACCAATGCCTACCACCATTTGATCATAATCTATTCTTTTTCTAACATCCTCATAATGGTTCTCGGCAAACATTGTGTCAATAGCCTCCTCTTCAGCAATTTCTATAGCGGGTTTATAATTTAAATTCATGTAAAGAGAAAGCTCTTCATCACTAGAAGGTAAATCATCAGGGTTCATTATAAAAGGATCAAACCCCGTATTCTCTTGCACTGTATTTAAAATATCTTTGGCGGCCATTTGACCTTCAATCATATCTTGATACTTGCTTCTTTTTGCTTGGGATAGTGCGTCTTGAGCATAAGCTTTAACTTTAAATAATCTGTCTTGCATGCCATTAACTACAACATCAACAAATTTTGGAAGAATTGGAACAGGTGTCCAATCAAGATTAAGATAAGACAAGTCACCATCAACAGCTAATTCATTCTTGTACTTAGCTATTGACTGCTCTCCCCTAGCATAAAGTCTTAATCTGTTAAAGTCTCTCCATTGGCTATAGTATCTACAGCCATTTGAGTCTTTTCGAAACCATTCGTATTGTATCGCTTGTCCTATCTGTAAACCAAATTCTTTGGTTGCTTTTTCTGAGTCTGATACAAACTGACTTGGAAAACCTACAGATGAAATATTAATTTTTACGTCTTCCATCTATTTGATTAATTCACTGTAATTTCCATTATTGGAATATCTAGCAAAGTTAAGATTTATTTTGTTTTGTTTTTGTTCTGGTAAATATAGGTTTTTCTGGTTTGCCATTATAGCTAAACCAGAGCTGATACTAGCATCAAACTTAGTCCTATTGCTAATATCAAACCTTGCCCACTCATCTAAAGTTCTACTAAAATACATACTACCCATTTCAGAAGGATCTCGATAAGCTCCGGACAAATCCAAACCAATGTGCTTCTCTATATAAGACTCTATTGCAGATCCGTGTGATTGCTTCACATCTTCTGAAGTATTTGGTATACCTCCTAACTCTTTTTCCGTTTTAGATAATTTATTGAAATGTTTATCAGGTCGATTCATAGAAAACCCACGATACCCTCTGTTTTTAAAATGATAAAGTAATCTAGGTTTATTATTCTCTATTAGTATTGGCATACTATAAAAAACACATGCCATTAAAACTTCCTCAAAAAATATTTCTGCGGTCTGTGGCCTAGCTACATATTCTAAGAAAAACTCGTTACTAGGAGCCTCTTCCATGTTAAATTTAGTTAATCCATGCAGCGCACCATTAGATCCTCTTCCTACTACAGTTCCTGAAATATCATATGAGTCACATCCAAATGCGCCAATGTGTTCATTCAAAGGAAAATAATGACCATGCTTCTTATATTTTTTATTGGTGATGTTTTTGTTGGGCATCCACGAAACCTTAAATCTTCCTTTAGGGTCAGGAGAAAATATTACTCTAGAATCTTTAACTCCATTTTCCCAATAAAATCTACCTCTTGTAACATGCTGTTGTATGATTAAAGAATCGTTGTAATCAATTTGTTGGTATATCTTTGTTAAGTTAAATAATGATGTTTTGCTCTCATCCCTAAACGCATGTGACTCTGTCCTTGGAAATTGTCTATAAAATTCATTCAAAGCATCGGCATCGTTTTTTAAAGAATCTACTTCAGCTTGCCAATAGTCAATTGCACCGTTATTTATAAATTCATTATCTACTCCCAAAACTTTATTTTCAGGATTATAAAATACTGGCATTCCGTGTTTATCTATAAACCCCTCCATGTTCCACTCCATCGGAATAAACAAAGAATACATCCCGCTTTTAGTTTGCCCATTACTATTTCTAGTTGCTATATTAGAATCTTCATATAGCTTTTTAAAGTTATCTCCTCCTTTACTAAGCGCATTTGATGTAGAGCCCATCATACACTTACCGATAATTTTGCTTCCTAGCCTCAGACACGTTTTTGTTACCCTCCAGTTGTTTAGTATATTATTAGGCTTTACCCACTTACCACTTTCATCATGTACTAGCAATAGTAATTTCTCCCCATCATAAGAGTTTTCGTCAGTATTTTTCCAGTCAATAGTGGTGTCTAATCCGTACAACTCATCATCTACCGCATCATACATATTCTTTTTAGTGATCTTGGACGCTGGTATTCTAAAAGCTAATTCTGTTTTAGGTTTATCCATACCATCTTGGATTGGTTTAAAAAAGAATGGAAGTCTATTGGCAATAGGAACAACTTTATCAGTAAACATTTTTTTTGCATCCGATCCTGTCTTTGACAGTATGCCAACCCTAGAATCTTTTACAAGGGTTCCAGTATTAACGCACTCTGAGGATCCCATAAAAGAAAATCCAGATCTTCTAATCTTAAGATATACTAATCCAAAAGAACGTTTGTCAGCTTTACATGCCTCCCAAAAAATAAAAAATATTCTATTTGCTTCTCTAAAGTCTGGATATCCAACGTCAATGCTAGTCCACTGAAGGTACATGTAGTGAGATCCAGTGATGTATGTGGGTTTGCCATTATTATAAAACCAATATCCATCATCTCTACGATCAAATTCTTGTTCAATATAATCAACCCATCTGTTTTTAAAAACACTTGCCATTTCATTCCATTGGAATATGGATGGTATGCGATTTAGTTCTTTAGGCAATTCTTTTCTTTCCCAATACTGCTTATTTTTGGTGTCAGATCTTTTTTCAACTTTATTGGGCTCTTTAGGCAGGGCAATGTTTAAACCATTAATATTTACTATTTTTCCAATCTGACCTGACTTAGTAATGACAACCATATCATACTTCTCATTATAGCCATACACCCAGGTCTTTGCTTTGTTTTTGTTTAAAAGCACTGAATTAGTAACAAGATTTTTTACCACATAAAACAATCTATTTTGATCGTCGCTCGGCAAACCCTTGTTTAGTTTGGATCTTGTCCCCATTAGTTTGATTAATAGTTATGTTTTCTTTCTCTACATCTATTTTGTTCAATATATCAAAAGCATCAAATATTGCAAGCTTTTTAGTGGCCGAAGCGTTTTTTAATCTATCTGCGGCTAGCTCATCTTCAGGATCTGGTTTTATTATATCTTCTTTAGCAACCTTAATAAGTTGTTCAACTGCTTTTCTCCCAGCTTCTATAATTTGTAATTTCAAAAGTTCTGAGCTCATAGTGTCATTGTTATTTGGTGGTCAAACATTCTATACAATTCATTCCCATCCACCTCGAATTTGTATTCGCTTTCAGGTTGAAAACTTACTGTCGACCCCGCATCAACTCCTTGTGAAAGTAAATATTTATTAGGATATACCATCTCTCCCATAAGAGGCTCTTCATTGCCGCGTTTAAACATAAATGAATCTTGCTTATCTATCGCCTTTACAAAACAATACCTGTCGTGACTGTACCACTTACCATCTTGCTTATACATGTAGAACTGGTCGTTGTCAATAAAAAAAAGATCATCTTTAAAATAACTCTTTCCGCTTTGCTGACGACCCTTCATGTCGTTATAATATTTAAAAACATTGTGGTGAACTAAAAGTACATCACCTATCTCAATCGGCCCGTTGTAGTTTAATGGTGTTTCTGTAACAATGCCCTCTCGGTTTGCTACGGTATAGTCTTCTTCTGAAGAGCTTGTAATAAGTTCAATACCACTGATTGATTTTGTGTTGTTATACCTTTTCCCTTTGAGAGGCTTAACAATAAAATAAAAAGGTGATTTCATTAAAAATTTATGTTGTATTCAATAGATATAGGCATAGGGGAGGTAAACTCTTTCCACAAAACAATTTCATCTTTTCTCTGAATCCATATTTTTAGTGAATCTGTGTTGAGGTCATACTGTATAAGATGTATGAAATAACTTCCGTTTAAGACCTCTTGGCCAACCAAGTAATGCATCGCTCCTGACTTATAATCAGGCCCAACAGATATCTTTCTTATATCCATTTGATTTGATTTAATTTAGATATAAAGATACAAATATTTTAACGCCCTTGTCCTCGGTAACGTTTACGGTAATTTTTAGAAGTTTTTAAAGAAGAGCTCTTATTTTTAGAATGAACACCTGGTCTCTTTACTTTAGTTTTAATGTTTGTAGAATTAAGATTCATTGACATTGTTATTATTTATCAAATCTGTTTTTTGTTTACTACCAGCTGATGAACCAAAGTAATATCCTATCACTTGAGTAAATGCTGCAACAACAGCACCAAAGCCCATGTCAAATAATCTTTGTGATTCTTCGGGTACTTCCCACAACCCTATAGCTCCAGCTATAACACCAATAAAACATAAAGTAATACCCCAACCAACTGTCTTAAATAATATATCATTAGACCCTGATGCTAAGGCAGCCATTTCTCTTTGCCTCGCAGAAGCACGATCCGCTACTTCAGCCTCGTATGCTTCGAGGACCATCTCTTGAGCCCGTATTTTGTCTTCAGGTGGAGCGTCTGAATTTTTTATAGACGATACAACTTGTTCTACAGACATGTCGCCTTGAATTAATTTACCTAAAGTTGGATTTATAAGACCAACCGAAGCTTTGAGTATACGGCCCACAGTAGTTTGGCCAAATTTTTTCTTTGCCTTACCCATAGTTCTTATATTTAGTTTTACCATTTTCTCTGTAAGCTATTAAAGATTTACCTCTATTTTCTGCTGTAGAAATAAAACTTATGTGTACCCAGTCTGGGTTTATGTCATTACCAAACTCCCATATAATTTGATCAAAGTTAAGGGTGTCTTTTATGTAGTTAAACATTTCAGCATTTGTCTTATGGCCGAAGGTATCGTCTATGTCCATGGCGCGTCCTTCACAATGTTGGCTGCGTGAACTTCCTCCAATAGCTTGATTGAGATCTTCTGATCTATAAAACGAATTAATTTTAATTGGTCCCCCAACCCACCGTCTTAACGGTTCAAATAAATGTATTGATATAGCACTCATGTTGCTAAGTGCATATGAATTAGGAGTATTGCTTATATTAAGCCTTGTAGCGGTATTTGATTTAACTCCTTCGCGGTATGAAACATGTTCACTTATTCTTTCCATACATTATGTACCACTTATGAACAGTATAACCAATAGCAACAAGAGTTGCTATAATTTTTAGTGCCACATCTATATCAGTCATAGAAGTGGCTACGGCACCTATATTCAGGCCGTAGATTTTTAAATCAGTCAAACTTTCTGTTTTTAGGTTGAACATAAATATAATTTATATTAATATTACCTGCCGATGTATTACAAACGTACATATTTTATTTTTTAAAACCTTTAGTACCGCTATTTTTTAAAGCCATAGCGCCTTTTGATCCTGATCTTTTTTTCCCTGACATTGCTTTGGGGACATGAGAAAGCTGCTTGCCTACATTTTTTATAGCCTTAGAAACGTCTTTAAGCTCTTCTCCCACACGATCTACTTTGTTAGATACATCTGCCTTCATTTCAGCAAACTTCTCCTCTAAGATATCAGGAATCATGTTATTGTTCTCATCTTTAGTAAATCCTTTTTTGGTAAGCCAAATAGCCCCTATTATATTAAATATTATTAAAGATATTACTAGTATTATAATTAGTGTTATTACATCCATAATTAAATTTTTTATTCAGAATAAAGTTGGAGCACTTGAAACTCTGTCAATGCTGTATTAAAGATTCTTACTTGGTCTATTTTACCGTTAAAATATTGAGTAGACAAAATTCCTAGCCTACCAATGGTTAAAGGCAATGATGTAGAATTAAATTGAAAATCTGTGCTAGAGGAATTAAAAACCTCCTGCCCATTTTCATATAATTTTATAGAAGTTGGAGTTTTTACAACCATAGCGTGAAACCAAGTATTCGTGGAGTAAGAATTAGGTGATAAATATGTTACATTCCCTCCGCTAGTATTACCAGCTAATGCTAATTTACCTCCTTGAAGTCTAAACCACCAACCCCTATCAGCTCCTGAACCGTGATAAGTTGATGTAATAACTTGAGTAGCAGAATTAGAGTTTGAATTAATCCAAGCACTTACTGTGAATGTTTGAGATATAAAAACAGAATTACTAGCAGTTTGAATATAACTACTACTTCCATTAAACACCGCAGCTTTATCAAAATATCCACCAGCATAAGCTTCAGTACCACCCCACGTTCCATTGTATGTCGAGGAGTCTGTTGAGTTAGCATTATTTTCAAACTGATAAAGCGCTACTCCTGTGCTACCGCCAAACACATCAAGAGTGCTTATTGTATTGCAATACACTTCTTCGTAAAGGTCGGTTACTTTACTGGCTGAAAGCGGCGTTGAAAATATGCGTACTTGGTCTATATCGCCATCAAACCAACTACTTTCATTGCTTGTTTTGTAACCACCCAATCTATTATCTCCTTGTGTTGTAGGTGTGTCGTTTGATGTTCCAGATGATGGTAGTGTTGAACCAGCCGGATTTGGGTTATAAGTTGAATCATCAATAACAATATTATTATCTAAATAAACTAAAATTCCGTCAGTGGAAGATTTAGTATATGCAATGTGATACCATTGGTTTGTGTTATATACATTATCTAATGAATAGAAGTTAACTCCTTGAGAAAATACTCTTATGTTTTTAGTTCCACCAGAAGTTAAAAAAATAAAAGACCTTGGAGATGATGGGTTATTATATGAATAAAGACATTGAGTACCTGAAGAATCAGTTTTAAACCAAGCGGAAAACGTATAGTTGTTTTGTTGCGCTATAGAAACGGGTAAAACTATCTTAGTACTACTTCCATTAAATAATCCACCTGTCCCATAAGGAGCAACACTATAGGCTTCTTTGCCAGCAGCCCAAGTTCCGTTATAAGCGTTAGCAGTTGAGTCATTAGCACTGCCATCAAGCTTATAGTAAGCTAGTGTATTTGAGTTGGTGGATGATCCAATTGCATCTACTGAGTATCCAATTGTGTTAGTTGTACAAGGACATTGCACTTCTTCGTAAAGTTGTGTTACTTGACTACTTGTAAGGGCAGTTGAATAGATGCGTACTTGGTCTATATCGCCATCGAAAAATCTTATTGTTCCTTGCGAACCTATTGTCCAAGCTTCCGAAAAAACTTTATCTAATGTTAGATTACTACTTGACAAGGTTTTTGTGATTTCAGGAGATGAATTTCCATCTAAATATACGTTAAGTGTTGCATTCGAATTATCTAAAACTAAAACTACATTATGCCAATTTCCATCAGATATATTAGTAGTTCCAACACTTGTAAAAGTTGGAAAATTGTATCCTGTTATCTCTAAAACACTATTTCTTACTACAAACAAAAGTACTTTTCCTGTAATGGTTCCTGTTGTGTCATCAGAAACAATAATAGTCTTTATATTACTATCCGTATTTGATGTTTTAAACCAAAGACTAAAACTAACTGAACCTGTGTAAGAGTTAGAAAGAAGTGATGGGGCAGTTATCTTACTACTACTACCATTAAATACAGCAGCTTGACTGTATGGAGATCCGTTTACATAGGTGATGTCATTAGGAGTTCCGTCATGATTATTTGTTGTCTCATCTGTAGCGCTGTAGTCAAGTTTGTAGTAAGCTATACAAGTTGCGCCGGTGGGATAATCTACGATATTAGTCGTGCACTCTTCCTCGGTTTGTATCTGTCTCCAAGTGCTTCCATCATAATATTCAACATATTTTAATGTAGTATTATATCTCCATTCACCAGTAGAAGGGTTTGTGGGTCTTGATGCTGTATCTCCAGTAGGGAGTTTTAAAGACGTATTAGTAGCGCTTAAATCAAATATTTCTGGTGTTGTAATTTTTGTTATAGCCATAACTTATGTAAATGTTACTGTTCCTGTTCCTGTTGCTGATATAACAGTTATTTTTTCATTACCATCTGTAAAAGGAGAATTAGCATTTTCTCCTGCCGAAACTGTACATGTAAATGTACTTGGATATCTTAATATAATAACTCCCGACCCGCCTGCACCAGATGTTGAGGTTGTGTCATTTCCTTGACCGCCGCCGCCTCCTCCGGTATTAGCTGTTCCTGCGCCTCCAGCCCCTGATGCTCCTTGACCGCCGCCGCCGTTTCCTCCAGCTCCACCTGATCCTGTAAATCCTCCGCCGCCGCCTCCAGCATAGAAGACGTTACTTCCTATAACTTCTCCCACAGAAGCAGTGCCTGCATTAACAGAATTTAGTATGTTTACAGCCAGACCAACTCCTCCAACACCCCCGATATTACTACTGGAAGCATTACCGCCAGCACCACCGGCTCCTCCGCCGCCGCCGCCGGCATAAAGCGTTCCTCCTGTTCCACCACTATTACCTTGACCTGTTGTGCCTGCCCCTCCGGTTGTGCCATTTAAATAAGCTGCTCCACCACCTGAACCTCCTAATTTTCCGTTTGCAGTAGATGAACTCGTTCCACCGCCGCCGCCGCCGCCTCCAATGGCGGTTATGTCTTGAGACCCCGCAGATGAGGCATTTAAAAAAGAATTTTCTCCATTATTTCCAGCTACCTGAGTTGTTCCAGGATTAACTGCTCCTGCTCCAACTTGAAAGTTTATTGCTGATCCTGCATTTAATGTAATCTTAGCTGAAGTGTAATTAGTAAGTAATCCACCGGCACCACCAGCTCCAGACCTTCCACTACTATTACCACCTCCGCCGCCACCAGCTACAACTAAATATTCAATTTCAAGCTCAAGGCCTGTGTTAACAAAGTTCTTCCAGTCACTTCCATTGTAGTGTTGCATTGTGCTAGCTGATAATCCTGAAGTCTGAGTGGTGTCGTTTCTGATCATACCTTCAACAGCCGTGCCTGAAAATGCACCGCCCGTTGGCATTCTCAAACCATTTTCACTGTCGGTTCTATTTAAATCTACGCTTCCTGCTTTTACTTTGGTGAGTGCCATTTTATTCTGTTATTTGATCCCACGTCTGATTATCTTCATTCCAAATATAATCGGGTAAGTTATTAATATCAGGATGTTCTACCGGAGGAACCCAATCTATTCCATTATATGTCCAACTAGGATATGGTTGATCTCCCGTTGGCGGTTTCCAGTAATAGTCCACCCATTCTTCTGTATCTTCTTTCCAAAACCATTCGCCTTCTTCCGGGCATGGAGTCGGTGCCTCCCAGTAACAAGTTGACTCATTTAGGGTCCAACTTGCATAAGGTTGGGGTGTGTAAAATGCGTCTCTTACAGAATCATATAAGTAACCCTTCCCCGCATAGTTTTTTCTAAAAGGTGTTCCACCGTATTGATGTACACCTCCGATAGTATTGTATGAAGTTCTTTTTGCATCTTGAGACTGGGTTTCACGACTGTACATTTTCTCAAGGAAAGAAGTATTATCAAATGTCTCTGTAGGCAGGGCAGCAATTTGCTCTGGCGTGAGGTCTATTGTGTCTCCAACTGGACGCTCTTCTGTTGTTTCGTCTATTCCGGTTATAACCCTTTCAACTATAGAAGGTTTGTTTTGTACTTCAGTATTCTTAGCTTCAATCTGACTATCCACAGTCTCTGTGCCTTCATTCTGCTTTGTTTGCATCTGGGCCTTAAGATCATCCTGTTGACTTTTTAAACTAGCCTTTTCAACCTCGATAGCATTTTTTATAGGATCTACTTGCTCGGCTGTGGGGAAATCTTCACTGAGAAGATCTTCTGGATAAAGCGCTTGAAGCTCAGCTTCTAGAGCCTCTAATGTAGAACTAGTATTTTTAGAATTATAGTCGGCTAGTAACGCTTGATATTCCGCGCTATTCATGTTAGTAGCTATAATATCATCTTTAGTTTGATATAGAACTTCTAACTCCTGACGCTCAATAACTGTCGTTGTAAGGTTTGATATTAATGCGTAGTGTCCCATATTAGCTAAATGTTATTGTTCCAATGCCTGTTGTAAAGCTTGTTACTTTTTCTGAGCCATCTGTTATAGTTGAAGATATTAGTCCAGCTCCTATATTAATTGTATAACTATTTGGATATCGTAAAATTACAATACCTGAACCGCCTGTACCTCCTGTAAAATTTACTCCAGCAGACGCTCCTTTTGATCCAGCGCCTCCTCCGCCTCCTCCGGTATTAACTAATCCATTATCACCATTTGCGGTAGTTCCTTTTCCATTTCCGCCGCCGCCTAAGCCACCACTTCCACCATTATTAACTTGATAAATTCCACCACCACCGCCACCACTATAATAGGTAGCAGTTCCTGTTATAGAAAATTGCAAACCATTACCACCAGCTCCACCCGATGAACTAGATCCATTAGAACCATTAGAACCGATACCAGCGCCTCCACCAGCGCCCCAATTATTTCCTGCACTATAACTAGTACCTCCACTATTTGATGGTAAACTCCCGCTAGCACCACCTGCACCGCCTTGAGATTTTCCCCCTCCAATTCCACCTGTAGCTACTTCATTAATAATACCACTAGCAACTATTGAAGAATTTTCTCCATCGCTTGATATTGGAGTTCCATTACCAGCTCCTCCCGCGCCGCCAGCACCTACTGTTATTGTGTAATTAGTATCTATTAATAATTTAATTCCTGTACTATATTGATATCCACCACCACCGCCACCGGCAGACCAAACTGTGGCATTTCCTCCTCTTCCGCCGCCGCCGCCGCCGCCGCCGGCTACAACCAAAAAATCAACATCAATAGCTATATTGTTTTCTTTTAGATTTAGCCACTGTGCTGTGCCTGTTTTGTCAGTATAAATCTGTGTTTTTTTTGTAGTTGTGTTTACACGTAATTCTCCTAACGCACCTACAGGCTCCTGTGCAGATGTTCCTTTCACCCAGGTCAAACCGGAGGTATCACCACTAAGATCTATAACATCGGTACTGACTTTAGTTATTGCCATTTAATATATATTAAGTAGTTGTTACTGCCTCAACAGTTGAACCATCGGGGAAGACTCCGCTTGCTAGGGTAAGTGTTTTACCAGATAAAGCAGAAAAGTTTACTTTCGATTGATACACACCGTCCACATAAACATCTATAAAGTTACTATTAGTTGGATTTGTTGTCGAGGTAACTGTAATTGAATTTGTTGAAGTACCGCTTATAATAAAAGTATCTACCGTTTTAGAAACACCTGCAGCTGATTCTATTTCAATATTTGTACCAGAAAGTCTTGTAAGTGTTATCCCTGTTCCTGCAGTTAATAGAACTGTAGAATTATCCGATCCAGATCCTGATGTTAGATTTAAATTAACATTATTGCCAGATGCGCTTGCATTTAAATCATAAGTGTCTCCCGATGGTAAAGTTATCCAAGAGCCAGATGCACCATCTAAGTATTTACCAGCTGAACCTCCGGCAGGAACAATTCCTACATTAGCTGCTCCTGCATAAGTGTTTGCAGTAATAGTTAAAACATCTGTAGCCGAAGTAGTTGTTGTTATTCCTGTGCCTCCTGAAATATCTACTGTATTTCCATCACTGATAGTTTGATTAGCGCCACTGTCCCCGCTAAGTGTCCATGATGTATATCCGGCAGGTAAAGTTATCCAAGAGCCAGATGCACCATCTAAATATTTACCAGCTGAGCCTCCAGTAGGAACAATTCCTACATTACCTGCTCCTGCATAAGTATTTGCAGCAATAGTTACAGTCCCTGTAAACGGACCAGTACCCGTGCCAGCGACAGTAATCGGGGTTCCTGTTGATGCAGATCCTGCTGTTTGATTTATTGAATCTACATCCGAAGTTGAGGTTCCTGTGATTGTTAGAACATTTGAAGCTGATGATACAGCAACTGTTCCAGCGCCCACTATACTTACTGTATCGGTTCCAGAGTCACCGCCGCCTGTACCCGTTAGTACAACTGGTACATTATTGGCACCAATTAAACTATCGGTAGCGGTTAATGCATATGCCGTACTAGCTATAGTTATTTCGTCTGTTCCAGCTGTAAGTGCGGTTGCATTACTTGCGGTATATTGCAATACCTCAGTTGTATTTGCTGTTCCTGTCTTTGTACCGGTAAATGTAAGGTCTACATTACTACCATCTTGAGATGTTGATAGAGCATAAGTTGTGTCAAGGTTGTCTGGTGGTATTTGAATATTTAAATCACCAGTCGCCGTGTATCCAACTAATCTTGTAACATTTCCTGCTACCGTCTCTTGGGTGAATTCTGAAAATTTTACTGCCATTTTTTTTTATTTAAGGTGCTTGTTCTGTAATAAGATCAGAATTTGGAGTATCTGTTCCGTTTTCACTGACCATTTGTATTTTTAATTCTGTTATTATATCTTGTCCACCATAGGGTGGGTTAACACCATATTGATTGGTTCCTATAAAATTTGCTATGGCAATTAAATTTGGCATAATTAAATATTAATTAAAATTTAAATTACCACAAAGCGATAATGTTTGACGCCGTAGTTCCTCCGGTTGCCCAAACTTTCACTACTTGTACAGGGAAAAAAGCTCCCGTATTAATACCTATAAACGTAACGTCATCACCAGCTACTGTTGTAACTCTAATATTTCCTGCAGTTCCTATGTATAAAACAGCTCCTTCTTGGTTTCCACCATAAATAGCATATGTTTTTGCGGTGCTTGTAAATATATTATCTCTTACGTTAAGTGTTGTTCCGTTGACTACACTCTTTACTGTTGTCTGTGAGCCATCAGTGGTATTTACTATAATCATCCCTGGCTTTATACCCGCAAGTAAAAAACTAAGAGTAACCATATTATCTGGATCATCACCCGTCCTTGATGCATCAATCAATTGAGTTGCACTTCCGGCTGTAGTTGTCCCGCTTGCGCCGCCTACTCCAACTTCTGGAATGTCTGTGTTATCGCTTGGATATACTGACCATGCTTTTCCTGCTTGTAATTTTTGATATGCCATAGTTATTATCTTTTATATGGAAATACTCGATTTAAAGTGTCTCGGCGTTCATCGCATCCGCAATCGCTATTCGTTGCTTCAGCAACTTTATCCACCACATACTTAATTCCTGTGGCTTTTGTAAATTTAGCAACACTGTCCCCGAGACCTTTTGATTTCATTTATTTATTTTTTACAGCCAAAGTTATTTGCGTAGTTGGCCATTGCCACGACATTCTTTGAATATTTGTTTTTACTTTTCATTACAGCAGACGCAGCACTGCAAGGGCTTTTGCCAGGCATATTATTTTTTGCCCATCGGGTAAATTTACCTTGGTTTTTTTCCTTTATCTCAGGAAATGCACCTGCTTTTGTTCTGCCTCTAACTGCCATTACTTTCTGATCAAAGAAGATACGTGACCTTTTACACTGCCTTTTTCACTATGTGATTCGTAGGCCATAGAATGATCTCCACCGTAAGCATGTCCATATATTTTTTTTGACATGGCTTTGCTTTCGTTTCTTCTAGCTTTATAGCTTTGGGTTTTCTTTCCGTTTTTTGCTCCTAAAGATTCATCTAGACGAGCATCATAACCTTGTTTCATATTATAGATTTTAAATTATAAAACAAAGATACTAATATTTTCCTTGTCTATTTTTAGGTGAACTTTTGGTAGATCCTCCCGACCCCGCCCATAGCTTTTTACATGACCAATATCTAGCGGTAAGTTTTGATTTAGCAGTGTTACACTTATGTCTAGCTTTAAAAGATTTTCTTGCTGCAGCTGAATAGTTATGGCCATAACCGCTAGCTCCAAAATGAATAAGTTTTTCCTTTCCACCCTGGCAACCCTTAACCATTTTCTTTTTTCCTGCCCTGTCGCTTTTCATCACGACGTTGCATTTCATTTTAGATTTATTTGCCATTATGCATTTCTAACGGTTGAAGTGTTTCTTACAAATTGTTTTTTTCCGCCTGAAGCTTTTTTCTTTTTGGCTGTAGAGGCCAATGCTTTTTTACTAAGGCGTTTAGCTTTAGCCAATGGTAAACAGCGGTCAGGGTTTTTTTTATTCTTACTAGTTCCGCAGGGACCTTTGATAGTACCGTCGGTCCCTATTCTAACCCACTTTTGGTCGCGCCATTTTTTAAGCTCGCCCATTATTTTTTCATTTGTGCTCCAGCTATTCTATCAGCTTGAGTAGGATTGGGATTGTTGTCAATGCCTGCTTTTACACTAAGCATACCAAATGCGGGACGCTTAGACTTTCGCGCCTTTTTATTCATTTTACTCATCTCTATTTGTTTAAGTGTGAGCCGTCGCAGTGGCCATCGGAATTAGATGTATTGCCACACTGACACATAGGTTGATATCTCATTTCTTCTTATTTAAAGATTTTAACATACGATCAATTTTTCCTGCTTGTGCCTTATGCATAGCAGAGGCTTTTTTCAACTCAGCCGAAATCGTTTTTAATTTTTTTGAATCTATCATCTTTTGCTTTTTTTAGCATAGTTAGGGTCTTTGCAATATTTGCTTGCCGCCATGTTAGCATAAGCTGAAGGGTACTTGTCAAAAGTACGCTTGGCCCAAGCTATCCCTGCGGGGCAGATTTTGTTGCCCTTTGATTTAGTTCTTCCGGCCATTAGTAACCAGACTTAGTTTTTTTCTCCATCCCATATCCAGGGTTGTTTTTCATTTTACCTTTTGTCATTTTGGCAAATGAATGTGCTTGTGCTTTTCCTACTGCGTTGTAAGGAAAAGTTCTTTTTGTTCCGTTAGGTAGTTTTACTGTAGGCATAATTTATATATTAACTGTTACATACTGCTCACCATTCCAAAGTTTTCTTGTTTTGGGGGCGGCGGCTTTTTGAGGTGCTGCTTCTTTTTTTGGAGCAGATTTTTTTGTTTCTGTTTTTTTATTTGCCATGATTTCTAATTTTGATTAAGTTAAATTATTATTCTTTCTTTTTATTTTTTAATTCAAAGTATACTCCAGCAATTGATAGTTTATCTACAATTTCTTTTTGCATCTCTATAAGCATTCCTTCGAGTTCGTCTTTCTGCCTTATCAATTGATGCACTTGACCGCTTAGTTTTTCATTTGCATTTTTAAGTTCTTGTACCTCATTTGGGTTTCTTCCTATGATTGTAAATAAAATTACAGACAAGGATCCCGATATAACACCAACTATTGAAACGAATAAATCTTTGTTTTCTGTTGGTATTTGGTTAAAGGATAAGAAAAATAATAATCCAATAACCACTATAAATATTCCTAGCGCTCCAGCGTAGTTCCTAATTTCTTTGGCAATATCTTTTTGCATGCGTATAATAATAAATATCTTTATACAAAGTTATAAAATTAAATCTAATGAAAAATTCAAGAAATAGAGACTACTTGAAATACTGGAGAGTCATCCGATACTTCGTCATGAGAAAGTATAAAGTTAACACTCAAGAACTAGACATGCTACTATTTTTATACAGCGAAGAATACTTTAACGTGGATAAATTTCAAGAGTTTAATTCAGTGCTAGGCTGGAATAAAAATAGATTTAACAAACTCCGTCAAGAGGGATGGATTGAAGTTATAAGACCATACAACAGACGAGAAAGAAAGAAAGCCCTTTATGGTTTGTCATTTAAAGCCAACAGAATGCTAGGGTCAATATACGATAAATTGGATGGTGGTATGATCCCAACAGCCAAGTCTAACAATCCAATTTTTATGGCTGAGATAGGATATAGCGATAAGGTTTATAGAAAACAAATTCTAAAAATGAACGAAGCTATTCGACAAGAACAATGTCATTCTCACGAATAATCGTATACGGCTCATCATGAATAAGCATAGTATATCCCGCGCGCTTATCATAATATATCAGGCTATCCTTATCGATAGCTACAACATCAGTACCTACCTCAACAATCCTCCCCTTCTTATACCGAAGCTGGTTCGCATCCTCCGCAGAAAGTAATAATCCCGAAGAGGTTTTGAGTTCCTCCTCAATGGTTTTAATCACAACGTATTTTCCAATTGGTTTCATAAACTTCTATATTCAGATAATATCTCAAGTACTACTCCAAAAACTGATTTTCCTTTTATTGATTTACTAAGCTTCTCAATTATTAATTTATTAGCTATTATCTCTGCTAGTATATTTGCGTCTTCTTCAGATAAAATAGGGTCATCATTCAATGTTTTTTTGCTCATAACTCCTAGCCATAGTAACAATGGCGTTTGTTGATAGTATCGTGGTGGCGACAGACACAGCATTTTGCAGCGCCGTCCGCGTAACCTTCAGAGGATCTATTATTCCCATCTCAATCATATCTCCTTCTTTTCCTGTTTTTACATCTAGTCCGTGGCCTTTATCGGCACCATAAGGTGCCCAGTCAACCCCAGCGTTCTCAATTATTTGAATTAAAGGAGCTAGAAGAGCCTCACCTAAAATCGCGTGAGCGATCGATTTTGAAAATATAATATCTTTACCTGCCTCCCACAGTGCAAGGCCTCCTCCAGGAAGAACACCTTCAACTATCGCAGATCGTACTGCACACACAGCATCATCCACCCGATCATAGAGTTCTTTCTGCTCTAGGTCAGTGTTCCCGCCGACATAGATAACGCCTACACCGCCTGTGAGTGACGCGATGCGAGACATTATAAAATCCTTGTCGGCTTTTTTCTTTGTTATTTTATGTGCATCCATCAGCTCCTCAACCCTTTTGTCAATGTCATCCTTACTGACCTTGTCGTCATCCTTGAGTATGATCGTGCTGTCTTTCCCTACGATAATTTTCTTGGCCATGCCTAAATCTTTGAATGTCATAAGGCTCAGGTCATCACCTGTACTTTCAGAAAAATAAGTAGCACCTACTGAAAGAGCGATGTCATGCATCAACTCGTGGCGTTTGTAACCAAAATTGGGAGGAATAATGGTACAAAGTTTCAGATTGTTCTTCATGACGTTAGCCGCCAACGTATTTGTTACGTTTTGAGAACACGGTGCTACTATTAATAATTTCTTGTTCTCGGCAATTATTGGCTTTAGAACATTCTCAATAGAAAGTATGTTATTAATCTCAGAGTCAGAAACTAGTACATATGTGTCCTCAAGTATACACTCATCCTTTTTGTGGTTGTTTATAAACAGATGGCTTGAGTATCCCCGGTCAATCTTTATCCCCTGCGTAGTTTCAAAAGTGGTATCAGAGGTTTGGCTTTTCTCAACCGTTACGATTCCATTATCACCGACCTGGTTATATGTCTCAGATATTATCTGTCCAATCTCAGGGTCATTATTGGAGGATATCGTAGCAACATCAAGTAGGAGCTCCTTAGTAACAGGTATCGATTGTTTTTTTAACTTCTCAATCACCTCTTCACTAATCGCAGCTACTTCACGCAATATCGTGGTTTTATTGTCCTTTGGCCCAATAAGCTCAAGGCCCTTCTTTACAAGCGCCTCTGTTAATACAATTGCCGTAGTAGTACCATCACCAGCTTCTGAGGCTGTTCGATCTGCCGCCTCTTTCATCATCTGTACCGATAGGTTCTCTACCGCATCTAAAAGCTGAATGCTTTTGGCTACAGTAACCCCATCTTTTGTAACTGTTATTCCGTGGGTGTGATGCGGGCTTTCAATAAGTACTGTACTGCCCATTGGACCCAATGTGCTCTTAACAGCATTTGATAGTTTTGTAATACCCGATATAAGTTTTGATTGTGCGTCCTTGCCAAAATGTAAATCTTTTGGCGAATATCCTCCCGAATTATCCATTTGATTTGATTTGATTTATACAAATATATATAAAAGTGTCGAATGTTAGTTTTTTTTCCCCTTTACTTATATATATATTTATTTCTTTTATTATTTTTTTTTACTTTTCTCATGCGAGAAGAATTAACATTTCTAACACTAGTGTTGATTATCAGTTAGTTAAGTACTAAAAACTAACACAATATTAACACTACCCGTGTCGAACTTTAACACCTTTAACGGTTTTCATAACAAGAAAATAAAAGTAGTAAAATAGAAAAACTATTTTATATATATTAAAAAAACATTAATATTTTTTTTGGTGTTAAAATCTCAAAGTTTTTTGTAAAAAGGTGTTGGTTTTTAAACGCAAAAAAGGCTACCCTAAGTAAAAGTAGCCTTTCCACAATCAAGATAATTAACCAACAAATTATCCAAACAAACCCTTCATCATTTCAGCTCGACCAATACCATCAGCAATCATCTTAATCTTACGATCATTATCAATGATCCTTTTCATATTTGCCGCCTGCTGTATACCCGTCATACTATCAGGTCTTCCATTTATTAACCTGCCGTTCTTTACATACAACCCGTCAACCATATCGCTGATAGTGTTGTCTCTACTCATTTTTTTCATATCCTTTTATTGTTATACCTATTAAACCTAAATATATATTTAACTCTGACCAATCATGTTTCATATCTCTAGAGTAATAGGACCAACCTAATGCAAACCCTACTCGTAATCTATTGTATAACTCTAGCCTATAAGACATTATCAAAGATACAAATTTATTAGATACACGGAACTGTTGTATTATACTATACTATACGCGAGCTGGCCCGAAAAAAAAACTCAAAAAAAAACTTAGGGGTGGGGTAACGCATGATCGGTGCATTGCAGATTTTTTGACGTTTTATCTGACTGACCATCAGGTAGTTACAAGGTCGTCAACTGGAGAGCACCCTTTGTCGATCCGTATTTTGTTTGACATCTCGCAAAAATAATCCCTTTGGGGGACGCTCACTTCGTTCGCTTAATACCTCAAAAACCAAAAAGAAACAATAATCAAAGTAAGTAAACTAGATCAGTCCAATCGATTTGTGCAATATGATTTTCTTCAAACTGTAACCCAAAACAACATTTCCAACATTGGATCAAATAACTTCATGTAAACTTTATTAGTTATTTATATAAATTCTATGTATATTAGCAGTATGAGAGACAAACAACATACAGAATCTAACGCTAACTTGCTCACTCTCAGCACGTTACACACTAAAAACAACAATAAAATGGAAATTTCAACAACAGAAAGACAAGAGTTTAACCGAAAAATTTTCCAAAGGGTAGTCGACAACATGACTATGGAAGAGATCGAAATAAGAAGTCTCCTTGTGAGTATGTCAGCTTCAACAGAGGAAAATATCTTATTTCAACAAGTATTAACTAATGAATATAACAACAGAAAAAAACAATAATTATGCAAAACGGATTAAATCAAAATGACCATGTGATGAATTGTGAAATATGTAATTCACTAATGACAGCAGAAGAACATGACTATTGCGATATTTGTGGGGACTGTTTAGAAAACTAATCAACTGCCTAATTGGATGTACCGAGGTTCGATTCCTCGGTAGGCATCGACAATAATGTCAAACAACAAACACCAACAAATATGTCAAACCAAGACAAAATTTTTCAGAAAGTTAATGATGCCGTTTTAGAGGGACTAAAGCGAGATGGGATGAAATGGTTCATGCCATGGAAATCAGGAGATGTGAATCAACCTATGAGTTACAACAAAAAATACTACTACAAAGGGTTTAATGTATTTATGCTCAATGCAGTTATGATGGCTGAGGGTTATGAGCATAACCAATGGTTAACGGAAAATCATTGTAGAGAATTGGGTGGTTCAATCAAATCAGGAGAATTTGGTAATACTGCTGATGTTTACAAATGGACAATAGGATTTTATGATGCTAAGAAAGAATGTTATGTAGCATCAAAAAACGTTAAAAAAATCAATCAAAGTGAAAAGATTGTAATCAATGGCAAAAGGCAATTAAGATATCGTAAAACATTTTCAATCCGATATTGGCAAGTATACAATGTTGATCAATGCAATGGCATTGTTCCTCATGTATTGGATGCTGGTGTTCCTGCTGACAATAAACCAATAGAGATAGCTGATCAGTTGAGTAAAAGCTATGTGGATCGAGATGGTAAATTGGTAGTATGTCATCTGTTCGGAGATAGGGCATTTTACAATGTTGAAACCGATACTGTGAATATGCCTAAGCTAAATAAGTTTGTAGATTCAGATTCCTACTATAAAGTACTGTTTCATGAGTTAGCCCATTCAACGGGTCACAAAGATCGAATGGATCGTAAAACCCTGACTGAGATATCCTTTTGGGGTGATAACACCTATGCCAAGGAGGAATTGGTTGCAGAGATATCAGCCATGTACATCTCAGGGTTATTGGGACTTGATCCAAAAGATGATAAGGAGAATAGCATTGCCTACATCAAAGGATGGTGTAAGGCTTTAGAGGATAAGCCAAAAGAATGCCTATATGCGATGCAACAAGCTACTAAGATTGTAGCTTACATCCAAGGTAAGTAATCACTAGCGAGATTGGATCATGAGAGGGTTCGATTCCCTCTCTCGCATCGACAATATTGTCACTAACTAACAACAGAAATTATGTCACACAAAATTTTACATGGCTTTCTTCAAAAACGAGAGCAAAGGGAATTGGCGAATTGGAAGAAAGATTTGCCAAGTATGGTCAGAGAGTTTATGGCTACCAATCCATCAGAGGATGCGATTGAGGACTTTTATACCACAAAGGTAATGCGATATACCAATGATAGTATAGAAGAGATTCTAAAGGATGATTTAAATAACATTGAGACTACATTCGAGATAGTAAATCATTTTGGAAACATTTTTAAAATTAAATAATATGAATAAATATTACCAATGCTCAGACGAATATAAATCTTTACACAATATTTTTTACAATGGCGAATATTATACTATTGTTGAAATTATAAAATCTAAAAATTTATCAAACGAATTAAAAATAAAATTAATAAAAGAAACTTTAAAATAAATATATAAAAATAAATAAAATGAAAACAATAACAGAAAACAACTTTGAAGTAATATCTAACTGCGAAACCAGAGAGATAGAGGTAAAATTGGAAGGGGATGCTGAACTTAATTTTTACAAATCAATTCTAATTCGATTTGCTGAAGATGGAAACAATCCAATTTGGATACACGAATCTGACAAAACTAAAGGAGTAAAATTTTATTACGAAAACCTTTATGCACTTCTCCGAGAGTGGGGATATGATTATGATGAGATCACAGATCACGCATTAGATAATTTATAAAATGAAAATAATAGTTAACACGAAAGTCATAGAAAAAGCTATCTCCTACAATGGGGATAGCTATATGGTATGGGAGTATACCAATGACAACAAGACCAAAGAGATAGCGATCATGGACTCAACGGGATATGATGTAAGCCTAATGACCAAAGTCATCGATGATGGCGTTATCGATTCGGAGGTACATATTCTATCTCCTGATCCTGAAGAGTATGTACACCAACAATTTATAAACTTTAAATAAAATGATTGTAAAATTAGCAGTTCATTATGAACAAGAAAGAGCATTTAAAAATGGCAACAACAATGGTTTGTTGTATGGAATATATTATTATGACGTTCCTACGGAAGATTTTGATACAGACAATATGTTCAACAATGATGTTGTTCATGTTGAATGGTATAAAACAGAAAACGAAAGAAACATAAAACTTTAAATAAAATGAAAGACAATAAACTTATAGCAGAATTTATGGGGTTTCAACAAACTAACTTGGGTTGGTATGACAACTTAGAGACCATAAAATTTAATTCAGATGGCAATACATTTGATGAACTTAAATATCACTCCTC